CCTTGGCTTTCAAGAGAAAGAAAGTGTTTTAAAATATCAAAAAATTCTATTTTGAAAGTAATTGGTTTTAATCCAGATAGTAGATATTCATATGAAGAAATAAACAAGGCAATGTTAGGAATTGATAAAGATAGTGTAGAAGATCTAATGCAAGATATAGCTGATTTAAATAAACATTCTGAATTTACTGAAGTATTACTTGATCAATTAACTCCCAGATTTGATGATGCTAGAGAAATTTTAGATTTTATTTTATCCCAAGAATGTTCTGATTATGTTGAACCTAGACATGCACCAGCAACTTCAAGAATTACTCTTAGAGGTCATCAAGCTCTTGATCAAGAAAAATACACAGCTGATTTAATAAAAGTTCTAGCTGGAGAAAAATCAAGGTTTTTAATTAATGAATTTTATAATGATCATAGAAAATATGATTCACTTCCATCTGCTCAAGAATGTCCTAATCTTGATTTAAAAGATGCTATTCTAGTGGCAGAAAATACCATTTTTGCATTTAATAAATATATTAAAAGGAATACTAAAATGATCACCTCAGGAAAACCAGATAATTTATCATCTCTTGTTACAATGACTTTAAGATCTCGTTTTTTTGAAGGTATTGGAATTAGATTAACTGGTAGTTTAAAACTAATTGGAGACAGATCACATGCTTTTTCTTATACATCTTGGTATAAAAGATTAAATGAAAAATCTGCTGAATATGTGACACAAAAAGTACAAAATTCTTGTAAACAACTATATTCAGATGTTGTTAAATATGGTATCTTATCAGACAATTATGTATTAACACAAAAGGATCATTTTGAAGTTTTAGATATACAATCTGAAGAAAAACATGTTAAAGTTAAATCACTTTCAAGAGCTCCATTAATATCATTTATTAGATCTTGGGTTTCAGCTAATGCTAGTTATAGCTTTGATTTTGATACTGTTCAAGCTTTTTTTAGAGGTAAATTGCTAAGTAGAGCTGAATACAGAGTATCTGATGACACTTTTGTAAGAAATGCTTCTGGACTATATGATAATATACTAGTAAATGGTTTACCCACTCAACATTTAATTACAACATATTCAGGTGAAGATATTAGTCATTTCACTCACACTATTTTTATTGAATCATCTTCTCAAGAACTTGAAGTTGATTATGAATTAACAGAACTAGGACAATCTAAACATTGGGCTCCAGTTCTAAAAACATTTTTAAAAAATAGGAAAACTATATATTCTAATGTAGATTATTATATTAGAGAATCAGGAGATCATCTTATATTTAAAACTCTTGATACAGCTACAGTACTTAGTCTTGATGTATTTAATTCAACTATGACAATTGGTTTTGAAACTAAAGGTACAAAAATACCTATTTGTCATGCAACTCCTAAAAGTATTACTGAACTTAAATTAGGTTATGATTTAACTTATGATAATATTGTTAAACCAGTAAGATATTTTTCATCTATACTTGATCAATATGATGATTTACAATCTGCTCCAGAATCTATAAAAAATGTTTTTAATTTTATAATATATAATACAACCCTTCAAACTCGAGTTTCAAAAGTTAATTACATAGTAAGTCAGTTTGTAAAAGATATTCATTTTGATAATATACAACAAGTTGACATTTTTAAATCTCTTCTATTAGATAATAATTATGCTATTAAAACAGTTAATACTAATAGACTTTATCAATATGTTAACAATCTTTTTAAACATCCTCTTCCAGGAGATAATTATTTAACTTCAGTGACAATTGAAGATAAAATGTCTCTAAAATTAGCAGAAGCTTTAGAAAGTGATTCAGAAGACGAAACAGAATCAATAGTTGATGATGTTGAATTTGAAACTAGATCTTTAACTGACGTTGAAGAAGAAGAAATTGTTGACAATGAAT